CGCTCGTCGCGCAGGCGGCCGGCGACGTAGGCTTGGCCCAGCGTGGAGACGGCCTCGATGACGCTCTGGTCGCTCTCGGTGAGCAGGGCCTCCCCGCTGGCGCGCTCGTAGTCGCCCACCTGCTGGCGGAGCCAGTCGAGCGTGACGCGGCCTTCGCTGATGGCCCGCTTCGTCTCGCCCTCGACGCGCTCCTCGACCACGGTCAGCGGGCTCGCGCCGCGATGGAGCTTGATCGTGTCGCGGAAGATGTTGTCGCGCGTCTCGGCTACGTTCTCGCCAAGGATGCGAACTTCGTCGAGTGGCGTGCCTGCCGAGAGGGCGGCAATACGCATGCGCTCCTGCACCTGCTCGATGGTGGCCTCGCCGGCATCCACGGCGCTTTGTAGCGTCTTCGGCTGGTCGGAAACTTCGAATGTCTGCGCCTCTCCCCGGCCGGCCGCTTCGTTCTTCTGCTCATAGAATCGCACCATGTCCGCCACGGCCGTGCGGTCGGCGGCGTATTTCTGCGCGGCGGCGGTCGTGTAGGCCTCGCGGGCGGCGTCCTCGTCCGTGGTCTCGTAAACGGTCGCGCCCTTCTCGTTGCGGATCGTGAATTTCGTCTCGCCTGTCTCCGTCGTGCCGGTCGTGATGGTCGGCATGTCGGGCGCGGTCTGCGCGGTATTGGCCGCGCGGCTGGCGGCGTCCGTATTTGCGATGAAATCGGCCTTCGCCTGCGGGTCGAGGCCCTGCCAGGCGGATTGAAAAGCCGCCTGCGCCTTCTCGGGGTCTTCCTCCGCGGCGATGTTCTCCGCCGTCTCGCGGTCGATGCCGGTCGCCTCGATGGCGTCCGCCGTTTTCAGGAACGTCTTGCCGCGCTGCCATTCGTTCACGCTGATGGAGCCCGCGCCCAGCATCACGAGCGGGAGCAGGGCGAAGAAGGTATCGACCTGCGCGCCATTGAAATCTTCGAATTCTTTGCCCCAATCGCGGTTCGGAATGTCGGCCCCGAGCGCGCGGCCAACCTCCTCGACCACGATGGGCGTGAGATTCTGCAAGGTCTCCTGCCCGTATTGCTCGGCGAAATTCAGGCCGGCCCCGGCGGTGATGCGCTGCCACAGCGGGCGATTCGCCTTCGCGAGGCCATCGAGCAGTCGACCGGTCACCGGCAGCGCGCCGAGCACCGTGCGGGCCTGCAAACGATCGAGCGCGCCCTGGGCGGCCCCGGAGGCCACGGCCATCGCTTGAGCGTTGCCGAGGTCCATCTCGGGGTATTCCGTGCGCAGGCGCTCGTATTCCGTCGCCATGTATCCACCCATCGCGAGCGGCGCGCCGACGACGGGAATCGCCGCCACGGAGAGCAGCGGCAGCGAACCGGCGGCGTTGTAGGCCCCTTCCTCGATCTTGCCGAGGATGCCGCTCGCCATGGGCGCGATGGGATCGATCTCGCCATTGGCGATCTGCTTCAACTCGCGGGCGATCTCGATCTTCTTCCGCTCCTCGGGCGTGGCATCGCGCTCCCGCTCGACATTCGCGAATCCGCCCAGCACCTCGTAGAGATTGCGGTCGATGCTCTCCTGCATGTTCGCGAGGAAATGCGTAGCTGGGTCGAGGTCGTCGTTCTTGCCGGGCTTGCCCTTGGCCGCGAGCGCCGCCATCGCATAGACCTGCTGGCGCTGGTCGGGATCAAGCGCGGAGAGGTTCGTAAGGATCTGGTCGAACCGCGCGCCCACGGCCCCCTCGGCCTTGGCGAGATCGCCCGTCGTTTCGAGCGTCTGCGAATCCGCTCCCTTCGACCAATCCACGAGCACCTTGTAGGCATCGCGCGCCTGCGGGGCGGCCTCGCGCATCCATGCGTCGGTCTCGTTGAAGGCGGCATTCGAGAATTGCAGCATCTTCACCTCCTGCTCGGGCGGCATATCCTTGAGAAGGTCGGCGTGCTTCTGCCGCCAGTCGTAGATCAGCTCCGGTGTGGTGACTCCCTCGCCGCCTTCCGCGAAACGCCCGGCCACGATGGCAGCGGGGATTTCATCGAGCGCCGCCTGCCGCTGGCGCTTCGTCTCGAAATCCTTCGCGATGAGGCCATAAAATTCCGTATCGGAGACCTCCGCCTTGCCGTAGTGGTCCGCCGCCCATCGGTCGCGCGCGAGCGGGTAGTTGTATCGGAGGTCTTCCACCGTCTTGCCGAGCCGCTCGGCGAGGAATTGCCGGTTCGCCACGGCCGCCTTGTCCTCGTCCGTCCACGTCCCGCCGTCGTCCTGCCAGTTGCCGCCGAGCGTGCCAAGGTCGGAGTAAAGCGATTCCAGATGCGTCTCGCGCTGCTTCGCGAGGATGGCGTCGCGCTGCTCGTCGTATTGGCGCAAGGCCGTGCCAATCACTGCCTGCCGGGGCTCGTCGGCAGCCTGGTATTGGTCGTAGAGGTCAGCAGCCTCCGCGTCGGTGATGTCACTAAACATAAGTAAAATCACTTGGTTTTGGCGCCTCATCTGACAACTGAGGGGCCGGCGCAGATGCGATTTCGTCTAAAATACGCTCCAGTTTCTTGGAGTCTCCATTCGTGACCTTTTCCACCGCGCGTTGAAGTGCCTCTTCTCGCGTCATGCCATTCCGAGCGCGTCGCGCGTTTGGTTGTCCCAACGGTTCACGAGGCCTTTCCAGAAGGGGCTCTTCTCGCTGCGTCCGACGTATTTGCTGCGTTCATACCACTCGCGGGCGGTGCGGAACTCGGTGAGCAAGGCCTTCGGGTCCTTCTCCGCCGCGTCGAAAGCGGCCTGCGTCTTCGGTCCCCATTTGCCATCCACTTCCACGCCGAGCGCCTTTTGCATGATGCGCACCGCGCCGGTCGGCCCGCGGTTGAAAGCGGCATCCTGGAGCGCGAATTTCACGCCGGGGTTCGTGGCCTTTTCGGCGACGGCAGAGCCATAGCCGGCGATGTAACGCGCGGCCTCGGTCTCGGCCTCCTTGGATTTCCCGGCCTCCACCATGGCCTTGAGCTTGGCGGCCTCGGCTGGGTGGTATTTGTCGTTGATGCCGGCCACCTCGTAGGTGCCGCCGCCATCGCCGCTCGGGAGCTTGTAGACGGCGAGATTGCCCGCCTTGTCGCGTCGCGCCTCGTAGTTGACGATGGTGCGCGCGGTTTCCGTGGAGTCGTTGCTGCTCATGTCCTTTCCTTTCAGGCCTTGGATTTGCTCCTTCGTGGGAGCGGGTTTGTCGGGGTTGAAATACTTGTAGAGCCGGTATCCGTGCCACGGCGCGAAGGGAATGACGTCCGTCCAGTTGAAGCCGCTGCCCTCTGCTTTCTGGCCGGCCTTCTGCGTCTGGCGGTCCGCCGCGGTCTGCTTGCGAATCCACTCGATTCCATCGGCCTGCGTCGCCTTTGGGTTCTCCCGGTGCCAGTCCGTGAAGGCATCCATGAGCTGGTTCGCTTTCTGCGAGGCCTGGAGGTTGGATTCGATCTCTGGATTGGTGAGTGCCTTGCCGTCCTTCTTCGTGGCCATCTGGCCGAAGTAGCCATCGGAGAGCATCCCGCGAATCTCCCCCGTCACGGCGCTCTTCACGGCGTCGCTCGGCTTGAGCTTGCCTTCCTTGCGCTTGGCCTTGAGGTCGTCGAGAAGGTCTTCCTGATACCCCGGCGGCATCGTCCGCTTGATCTGGTCGAAGACGGCGTAATATTGCTCGAAATTCGGATCGGTCTCGGGATCGTAGGCCGCCACGATCGCGCGATTCTGGGCGCGATTCTCGGCGATCTTCGCCTGCCCGGCCGGGCTATCGACGAAGTTGCGCGTGAGATCGGCCACGCCGCTTTCGATCATGCCTTGCGTCCAGTCGTTCGCCTCGCCGAACTTCCTCACCTGCTCGGGCGTCGTCCATTTACCGCTTGCGATGGCGTCCATGCCGGCCTCGTAGGAGTCGGCCCTGTTCGCGCGGAGGAGCGTCTTGGACTGCGATTCCGCACGCAGGATCTCCGCACCGTTCAGCCACGGGAAATGCTCGCTCTTGCCGCTCTTGCGCGCGGCGGCCATGTCCTCGGCCACGCTCTTCGGGTCCGCCGCGATGGCTGTCTCGACGATGTTCTGACGATGCTTCTGCTCGATGTCGAGCTGCTTGGCTTCCCACTCCTGTTGGGAAAAAATCCCAACATTCACCGATTCCTCGCCAATTTGATGAGCCAGCTCGAAATTATTGTCCGCGAGCGCGCGGTCGATGGCGTTAATCTGCGTGCCTCGCTTCAAAACAATGGCGCGACGAGTTGACTCAACCGCAATCTTGTTCGCGTTGTCGGCGAAGAATCGGGCGCTCTCGCTCTCGACGCGGCCTTTGATGCGGGTGGATGCCCCTAGCCCGGCGATCTTCTCCATCACCTTTGGCTGCATCTCGTTCCACTTCGGATTCCACTCCGAGGGAGGCGGATTGTTCTGCTCGATCCATTGCTGATGTTCCGCGCGCGCGTCGCTCAGAATCACGGAGAGATCGCCCATGTCTGTGGCGTCCTTGGCCAGCGCCATCGCCTGCCCGAAATCGTTGATCACGCCGGATGCGTGCTGGATGCCCTCGCTGATCGATTGCAGGGCCGCGCCTTCCGCCATGAAGGGCCGGGGATCAATCAGCTCACGCTTCGTCCCGCGCGTCGACTCGGCCACCCGGCTGGCGCTCCGCCGCACGGAATCTCCCGCGCCGGCCAGCAGGCTTTGCGCGCGTTGCAGTCCGCGGTCGTCCAGCGCCGCACCGCTCACATCCACGCCGCGCGCCGTCGGCACACCGGGGAGATTCGGCAGCAGCACGGGCGAGCCCACATTGGGCGCTCCGGGAATATCGGCGAGAGGGATGGGCATCAGACAGCGGTCGCTTTGGGCGTGGTTCCAGTGTAATATTGAACGTTTCCGATCGCGTCTCCTATTGACGCACTTCCAAAATAGCTTCCGGCAGTGCCGGCGATGCTCGATGCGCCGGAAATCGCCGTGCCGATCGCGGCCATCTCCGTGGCCCGCGCCTGCGCAAACCCAGCCGCCTTCGAGATGCCGGCCTCTTCGAGAGACACCTCGTATTTGTCGCGCGCCAGCTCGGCCATTTTCTCGCCCTGGCTCGCCCGGAAATCCGCGGCATTCGCGGCCACATCGGCGGCCTCCTGCGAGAGCTTTGCCCCGGCGATCTTGAACGCCACGCCGACCTTCGAAATCTCCAGCGTCTTGAGCGCCGCCTTCGCATTGTGGCGCTCCTGCCTGGCGGAGAGCAGCGACCGCTTGGCCCCGAAGCGCAGCGCCTGTGCCTGCTGGTCGGCCTCGCGCGCATTCATGCGGCTCTCGTAAACGGCATCCTGCGCGGCGAGTTCGATATTCGCGGCATTTTCGCTCGCCACGATCAGCGGCGATCCCTCCATCACAAGGCCGCTCTTGGCGACCCGGTTGCGCACGACGCCCATTGCTCGCCGGCCGTCCTCCCGCATGCGGGCTACGCGCTCGCGCCCCTGTGCCTCGATCGTGCGGCCAAAGGCATTCAGCGTGCTCGCATTCTTGCGGGCCAGCGCGGAATCCATGCGATACAGCCGCGCATTCGTCGTGGCATTCCCGACCGCCGTGGCCGTGGCGTAGGTATTGCCGACATCCTCCAGCCCGGCGTTCAGCTCGTCGATCTGCCCGCTGCGCTTGGAAATCTGCGCGTTCTGCTTGTCCACCCCGGCTGCGTAGATTTCGCCATCCGCCTCGATGAGATTCGCGCGAAGCTCCAGCTCCGCGTTCTTGCGCATGATCTCCGCATTCGCCGACGCCACGCCCCGCTGCGCCCCGGCCTGCTGCATCGATCCATAAACAGAAAGGCCCGTTCCCGCCGCTGTGAGAGCAAAGCTTCCGATGCCAAGTGCGAGTCCCAAGCCCACAGCCTACTCGACCTCCCCGTGGAAAAGTTGAGACCACGCCGTGATCCGGCCCATCACAAACAGCAAAGGCGCGACATCGACGGGGATGCGGAGAGTCAGGGCCGTTGCGGCCGTAAATGCTCCTGGATTCGGGAAAAGAACCTTCCGATCATTGATAAGGGCTCGCGTCACGGCGTTCATCCGCGCGTTCAGATTCGGGTTCATCTCCTCGATCAAAAGCGAAACCGGGGCCCAGATTGGGTCTGGCTCTCCGCTGGAAAAGCTTGTCCCCCACCCTGGAACCTTCATCCCAGCCGCGAGCATCCCCGGAACTTCATCCGCGGCGTTCTCATGGCTCAGAAATTCGCAAATTCGCTCGAGAGGTGCGTGCTTTCCCCCAAGGGACAAAAGCGCCGATGCGATGCTATTTGCGTAACTAGCTCCACCTCTCGCCGCGTTCACCACGGCTTGAGAGCTGGGATTGTTTCGGAACGACGATTGATGATGCGCCAGAAACAAGGCGTTCAGCAGGGCGAGTTCATTTTCATCGAGCGGAGTATCCCGCCATGCCGAGACATCAATTCCGAACATGCGCCGCCTCCCTCATCAGTTCGCGCCGCACTTCAATGTGCAGGGAGAGCATCTTTTCGATGTGAAATTCTGGGAGCGGAAGCCCGCCGGTGCAAAAATTCCACAGCCTCCGAAGAACATTCGGATTTTTCAGATCATCGAAAGAAAACTCCTCCGGTCGGTAGATCGTATTAAGCCTTTCGATCTTCTTGAGAAGCGGGCGAATCGTCTGGCTTGCGCTTGCGACATCACACACAACCTCGAGCGACGCACAGCATTCCTGAGGATCGCGGCGAAGATACGCCACCCTTGCCCCGGTGCGCGTGATGACCTCCTCGGCAATGGAAGTCATCCCGCTGTCGCACACTCCAAACGCCTGCGCGTAGGAGTGCGTCAACCGGATCGCAATTTCCTCCGCCGTCATGCCGTGCGTGTCGTGCAGGCAATACGAGCCAAATCCCGTAAGGAACGTGGAAACCCATGCCGTCATCGATCGCGGGAGCGCCAGAATGATGAACACGGTGGGCGTCATTGTTTCAACTCGAACCTCGCCAGTAAATGCCGTCAGGTCCGGCATGTCAATCTCCGCTCGGGCTCCATTTCGCGATGATCGCCCGCAGGATAAAAGGCATCGGCGAATCCTGCCGCAGCATCACGTCGCCGCCGCCGTCGGTGAATCCACCGTCCGCGAAGGACTGCGTCTCGCCCGTGAACGGGGCAGGCGAGTCGTCCATCTCGTCCTCTTCGTCGCGGTAAAGAATATCGAACCACTCTTTTCCGCCGTCGGTCGAGTATTGGCCGCCGAGCGTCTTGTAAACATCCGCCACCACGCGATCGATGCGCGCTTTTCGTCCGCGCGAGGTGCCGTTGCGCATGTCCATGTGCAGCAACATCGGGGCTACCTTGGGCACGAAGGGCAGGCCGACGAGCACGGTATTCGCCGCCGTCGGCAGGGTGATCTCGCCGCCTTCCACGACATACGTCGCGCCTTCGGATGCGCCATCGGCCAGCACGCCCACGGTCGCGCCTTCGAGGTGTTCAAGACCATCGATCACTGTCTCGCCGTCGAACGTCTGCCGCTTCGCGCAATCGAGGTGCCACCAGTTTTCCTTATCCTCGTTCTCGATCACCGCGCGGGCGTCCGGCCGGAATCTCTCGATGTAACGCACATCGGCCCCGTTGATCTCGCGACGCACCGCCAGCCACACCTCATCACCATCCGAGCCAGGCACCACGCACACGCTCTCGAAATCGCCAGCCGTCGTGTGCCGATGCCATGCCGACACGTCTTGGTCTCGCTCCAGAGTCATCCCAAGCAATACGCCGTCGCTTCGGATCGCCCATACGATGCTATCCGGCTGCTGCTGCGCGGCCCATTCCACGATGCCGCCGCGCGTCACATGCTCCGCGAGCAATGTAAGATCCGGCGCGACATAGCTCTGCTGGTCGTTGTCGAATACAAGCGACCTCACCTTGCGGCCCTGCCGTTGCAGGAAGATCAGCGAGTCGTTCAGTTCGACGGGCGCGAGAAAATCCGAGCCGAACTTCGTGGTATCCTTCCACGCAATGCTCGTCGCCGAGAGGGTGTCCGCCTGGCTTCCGCTCGAGAGAAGTCCCTCGGCATTCGCCTTGCCCACACTCAGCACTCCGTCCTTGCTAGCCATCCATTGCACGTGATTCGTCGTGCGACTGAATGCGGTGACAAAAAACGCATCATCCGCCAACGTGCCGAGGCGGAAATTCTGGAAATCGTCGATGCGCGATCCCCACTCGCTTTGCGGGCGCATGGCCGTCCCGCCATAAACCACCCGCCCCTCGTGCACCGTAATAGACCGCGGATAGCCTTGGTATTCGCTCCACGCGCCCTCGCTCCAGAAGGAGGTCGCCGACGTGCTCGCGAGATCGTTGATGACCTCCGCGGTCGCGACATTGTCCGAGGAGATGATCGTGGCCGTGGCCGTGGCGGCAAAGACATATGGCCCCGGCGGATACGGCGGGGCACTGAATGTCACGGTCGGCGCGCTCGTGTATCCACTGCCTCGATTTGTGATCACCACCGCCGCCACGCGATAAACCGTCGTCGGCACGCCGAATAAATCCACCACCACAGGATACATCACCGCGACGCCGGCCGCTCCACTGCCCCCTCCACCGGAGAAGGTGACCGTGGGCGGAGTCGAGGTGTAGGCACTACCCCCGTTTGTGACCTTGATTGATTGAATCCAACTCGTCGATCCTCCCACGGCCGTGATGCGCACCAAGCCGACATCGTAAGGGCTGTCCACCGAGAGCAGGCCGTAATCGCCCGACCCGCCGGCCGTGCGGCTTGCCAGCGTGAGGCGCAGCAGCGCCTCTTTCCGCTCGTTCCCCGCCGCCGTCACATTCCGGTCGCTCGCCGAGGTGTAGGAGCGAATCTGCGCCCACGTCGAGCCTCCATCATACGAGCGGTCCACAGTGAGCGTGCCGCCCCAGGTGCCATACGTCGTGAGCGACCATCCGCCAAAGACCTTGATCGTGGAGGACGAGCCATTCGCCGCGAACGTCTTCGAGATCGTCGAACTGGCCCGCGCCCAGGCAAGCTGGAAATACGCGCCGACGTGCTGCGTGTTGAAAACTCCCGGGCCAGCCAGCACGTTATCCGTGAGGGTGATCGAACCTGTCGTGCCGCTCGGCGTGAGCGTAAGGCTGGCGTCGAGGTTTTCGTCCAGAAGCGGCGGCCAGTCGTATTCCGTCTCGGCAAACGTCCAATCCGCTTGAAAAGTTCCCGCCGCATAGACCGGCGGCCGGTATTGGTTCCGAACGAGCCGCTGCGGCGGATAACCCGGGTGCGTGAAATAGATGAAGTCGTTGATCTGGACGAACTGCACCGCTCGCAGGTCGATTTCCGCATAAGGCGTAAAAACCTCACTCACCGTCTGAGCTCGCCATTTCCCCGCGGCAAGATCCGTGGCGAAGCTGCCTGCCGTGCCGTCCGTCGTGTGCGAGACCAGGCAGATGTAGGTCGTGCCGCTGTGCGTGACGTATTCCCCCCGCAGGTAGCTCGTGGCGATGGCAGGGCTGCCGCCATCGTTCGCCGTCCATGCCGTTGCGCTGGTCTCCAGCACCGGATCGCCCGACCTCGCGTGCCAGAATCGCAGGTAGCCCTCGCCCATCTCGATCACGTAGGCCTGCTCGGTGGAGAAGACGAAAGGGATGAGCCGGCAGCGGGTATTCGCATGCTCTGCCGCGCCGAGGTATTCCGTGCCCTGCCGGCCCATCGCCGCGCCGTAGGGAAGAGGAATCATGTTCTCCATGATCCGGCAGCCGGAATAATACTTGTCGCTATCCGTCCGCGAATGCAGCAGCGGCGAAAGCTCCCCGGCGTTGAAAGATCGGACGGCTTGGGCGACGGACATTATGCGATGTCGCTGGAATAACGCGACGCGATGAAGGCGCTCTCGACCATCGGCAGCCGCACCTTCGGCCTCGCCTCGTTCGCGTCCGTCATCCGCGCCTCTCCCAGCATGGCTTGATATTCACTCCGCAACGTCAGCCCCAGCGAGCGGTCGCCGGCCAGCGGGGCCGCCAGCTTCGAGGCCAGCAACTTCGCCAACAGCTCGACAAACAGCGCATCGAAGATCGAACTGTCCGTCACCCGCTGCACATACTCAATCACCGCCGCGTCGGCATCCGTATGCAGCTCGCGCCCCACGACCTTGAAATCGTCCCGCGCCTCCCATGCCTCGAATCCATTGAGCTGCACCACGCGAAGAAAATCGCCAGGCAGAGCGTAACGGTGGCAGAATCCAGCCAGGGGCGGATCGGTCAGTTCGGAAAGCGCTGCCTGCGTCGTCGCGAAATTCCACGGATGCACCCGCAGCACCTTGTCGCGCGTGGTCTCGTAATGCGCCCGGCAGAATCTCGCCTGCGGCGTATTCTCCGCGATGTCCGTGATGCGTTTGTCGCCGATGTCGGCCAGTGCGATGTTGCAGATTTGCGTGACGGAGACAGCCATTTTATTCGTCGTGGTAATCGATCTGCATCGTGAGTGAGAGGAGCCGACCTTCCCCATGCAGGCCGGCTTTTCTCTCGAGAAACGTGAAAATGGGGAGTGATCGACGCCTTACCGGAACGGGATGCGGAACGTGATCTTCTTGCCAGCAGTCAGCGCATTGGTGCGCGTGATCGGGACGAGAATCCGTTTGTTCGCTTCCGTGACGGTATAACGAGGGATCACCGATGCTCCGACATTCGGCGTCACTCCCTGCACCGCGGCATTCGAGGAGTGAATGCTGATCGAGGTGCCGGAGTAACGGTCCGCGTCGCCCGCGTCGCCAATGGTCGTCAGTGCAATGACACTGCCGCCCATCGAGGCTTCGTTGGCAATTTTGATGTCTTCGGCGATCACCTGCGTGCCGGGCGGGATGTCGCCGACTTCGATGGTGTCGCCAGAGGTCGCTTCCGTGCCGGTAGCGGTATAGACCGCCTCCAGCCAGTTGGTTTCCCCGGTGATCTTGCGGCCGTCCGGCATGTTATACCGGGGGCTCGCGTTATCCTGCGCCGTGGCGAGGTCCGTTTTGAATGAGGCCATGTTATTTTGTTCCTTTCTTCAATGATTGGTTGCTGGCTCCTCCTACGGCGGCGACTGGTCGCAATAGACGGGGATGACCTTCTTTTCCTCCATGCGCACCGCACCCATGTCGGCGACGGAGCGGAGCTGGATGGCGTGGCTGTGCTCGGGGAGCACATCGACGTGCGTCACGCGCGCGTTTTCGGCAAACTTGATGCCGCTCTTCACGTAGGCCACGCAGGTGCGGACATCCGTGCCCGTGTTCAGCGGCAGACGCTGCGTCTTCACGAACTTGAAGCCCATGAAGTAGAAGTTCTTGCCGCCCTCGACGAGGACCTTGACGTTGTTGTAGTCGGCCGAGCTGACTTGGTTGACCGCAAAAAGCAGGTCGTCGAGCTGCGACTGGCTGTAGAGGAAGATGAATTCCTCGTCGTCATCGACCTCGTTCTGGCCGAGCTTGGATTTCGCCTGGATGATCTTCGCGAGGTTCAGGCCGACATTCGCCGCGCTGACGCCTGGACCTTTGTAGTCCACCGCGACCGTGTCGGAGATGTTGTTGGCCGTGTCGCCGTTCTCGCCGCTGTAGGATGCCCCAAGCAGATTGGAGATGATCACGTCGTCGATCTTCCGCATGTAGGCCGAGACGTGGGCCTGCATGACCTCGCTCGTGGGAAGCACCACGTCGCCGAGATACTCGCGATCCTTCTCGTCGAGACGAGTGGTGGCCTCACGAGACTTCATGCGAAGCCAGCGTTCCGCAAGCGGAAGGTCCTGAACCTGAGTCTTCGCCGCACGGCCGACTTTGTCGATCATCTCGATGTCGCCGTATTGGTTGAACTTGCGTTCCTTGCCGTTGACCGTCGTCATCGTGACGCGGTCTTTGAGCTTGGAGACCCGCTGAGTCACCAGCTGGTCCCAAGTCGTGCTGAACTGGGGCGTGAAAAACGCCGGCAGCCCGGTAATTGCAGACATAAAAGTGTCCTCCTGTTTTGAAAGTTTGGGTGTCGTGCTCCCGTGCCTTCCGGAGTGTCCCGCTCGGGGTCTTTCGGCTTGGGCTGGACCTTGGGAGCAGGCTCCAAACGGAGGTGTCTGCGTGGTCTAGTTGGCTCGCTCTTACAAGGGTTCGAGTTGAAACACAAGAACAAAAAACCCCGCCTCGCGAAAAACCGTAAAAACGCGAGGCGGGGTGGCGGGTGCGGCCTTTTCGGGAAAAATCAGCCGTTCGTAAACAGGCGCTGGACGTGCGCGTTCACTTCCGGATCGCCGTCCATGTAGCGCTGGTGCATCGGATGGGTGGGATCGCGGATGATGCGCTCGGCCTCGGTCTTGCCAGGATGGAGCGTGGCGTTGATGTCGCCACCAACCCACTTATCTTCGGAAATCATATCGAAAATTCCCGCTAAAGCAATAACCCCATCTGGATCAGATAGAAGTTTGGAATCTTCAACTTTCCAGTGTGCAGTTTGCGCGACCCGCCTTGCCTGATCCATTCGCTTTTCGTAGTTCTGGCCAAAATGCTTCCGGAGCGCTTTCTCGCCCTCCTGCTCCTCCTGCGCGATCCGGCTATTGTGCGCCTCGATCGAGGCCGTATCGTCGCCGATGATCGACTCGACAATCTTGCGCATCGCCGCGGGCGTCACGCCATTCTCGTGGGCGAGCTTCGCGTATTTCGCCGCGCGCTCCGCCGTCCACGGCGATCCGTCCACGGCCTTTTCCGGCCCCAGCTTGTAATCCTCCGGCTTCTCGGGAATGCCGAGCGCCTTGCGGTAGGCGGCAATTTCTTCGGGCGCGGCATTCTCGCCTGGCACCGTGATGGCGTTCGCTTTCTTGCCGAGCATCTGGTTCGCGTGATGCAGCGCCTTGAAGACATCAGGCAGCGACCGATATTTCGCGATCGTCGGCTTGGCCTCCGCGAGATCGGCTGGAATGCGATCGAGAAAGCCGTCCGAGAACGTGCCCGCCTCGTCGCGGGTCCAGTTGAAGGCTTCGCCCCCCGGAGTGGGAGCCGGTGAGGGCGTAGGTGTCGGCGTGGGAGCCGCTTCGAGTAGTGACATGGCAGAGTATCCTTTCGGGTCTGTTGAGGTTGTGGGTGTAAGGGATTACCGCAGCACTCCATTGACCTTGCGGCCACGGTAGCGCTCTTCGGCATCCTTCGGGTGATGGGTCGTGAGCCAATCGACGAATGCCGGCGTCTTGTCGCCAGCCTCCGGATCGATGGCTGGCGCGTCGGGATAGCGCTCGGAAAGAGTAATCGGCACCAGCTTGGCGTCGTTCTGCGCCTTCGTAGCCGGCACGTCTTCCTTCGGTTTGTTCTCTGGAAGGATGTCATAGGCCGGCGGCGTCTCGGTCCCGAGCAGCTTGTTGATTGCGCCCTTTTCGCGTGGAGCAAGCTGTCGCACGGCCAGCATGGTGTTCGAATCAGCCAGGTATTTGCCGATTTCCACGCCATCCTTGAGGATCGCGCCGTCTTTGATTTCAATGTTCATTCGGTGATGACTTTCGCTTGAGGTTGCAGGTTGGCGTCGCCGAGCACGGGCTTGGCGAGCTGTTCGTCGATATGGATCTTCACGCGGCGCTGGCCGCTGCGGACGAGGCCCATGTTCACGTCGGGGCCAAGGAATTCCGGGAGGGAGAACTGGAAATGTTTTTCGAGGTCCGCGAGGACAATCTTGCCATCCTCACTCTCAAAAACGCGGTGATAGGCATTCACCGCAAGCTGCGCCTCCTGCCTGCGCCGAAGCTCTTCCTCCACCTCGATCATGCCGCCTCCTGCGTGATATTCTGGCCAACGACGCTCTCGGGCGACACGCTGCCGCTATCCTTCGCGATCTTCGCCATCCGCTCGGCCTCCTGTAGTTGCTGCTCGCGCTGTTGCGCCAGTGACCGGCCCTGCTCGATCTGCGCCATCTCATCGTCCGTAGAAAACCACTCCGTTGGGAAAGCCTCGATACGCATCAGGTCCGGCGTCACCTTCTTGAAGTTGATCGGGTCGAAAATCTGCGGTCCCACCACCTCGGCCAGCGGCATCAAGACGTTCATCACGCGATTCAGCGAAAGCAGCCGCCGCTCCTTGATGGCCAGCGCGATCCGCGAGCTGTAGCTGATGCGCGGGTCCGGAATGAAATACCCATTCGGCCCCTCCTGCACGAGTTCGCGCGGCACTTCCGGAAATTTTCCGCCGCGGATGCACAGCCCCCACACACGACGCAGCAGCGGGTCCAACTTCTCCGTCGTGCGCCGTGAAAACGTCGGCGAGAACTGGTCGATCTTCTCTGCCTTCCGCTCGAGGATTTCCGTCGCTGTGAATTCCTTGCCCGGCGGGAATTGATCCAACATGCGAAACAGCGGCACAAAAAACGCATCCTGGATCGCCTTGCGCTTCATCTCCTCACGGTCCTTGCCGATGTCGTAGCGGCCAGCCGTCAGCCATTCGCTCGGACGGCCATTCGCGTTCGATGTGTTCCAATACGTCACCCCGTGCCCCCGCACATCGATCATGCCCTCATGGTCATCCGGGAAAAGCATGCGCGGGAAAGCCTGCACCTCCGCCAGCACATCCATCATCTTCACGAGGAAATTGAGCTGACGCGACTCCGGTAGCGCCCATATGCTCGGGCTCCATCCGTAGGCGTAATCGCCCCATTTCAGAAAACGCGACACCATCACCGGCATCTCGTGGTATCCTCCCTCGCGGATCAGATGCTTCGGCCCGACCTCGATGTAGCACGACGCGATCGGCTTATTTCCCCCATCATTCTTCGACGGGTCATATTCCGTGCGCGGCGCGATCCAGTGAAGCACCTCGATTTCCTCGTTCCACCGCTTCGGCTCCCTGTAGGCCTCACGCACCTTTTCGCTCACTGCGCCTTCGCCGAATCGCTCCACCACCTGCCGCACCGTCATTCGCAGCGTCCGCGGCGTCGTGTCCACCAGCCCCTCGGCATTCTCCGCCACCGCGAAGCTGCCCACCGGAATGCTCATGAAGTTCAGGAAATTCGTCTGCCCCTCCTCGCAATACAGCGCCGACGTGCCAAACGCCCCGCAATCCAAATCATCCTCGTGCGTCTCCGTGTAGAAGTTCGATCGCGCCAGCAGCATTTCCACGATCTCCGTGCACCGCGCAAACCACCGTTTGACAGGCTCCTCCTTTTCCAGCTCCTCCGGTGGATCGAAGGAAAACCACCTGTCCTCCTTCGGCGTCATCCATGAAAGAGTCCCTGCCGCCAGCGTCTGGTTCGCAAGAATCGCCGTGCTGTCAAAGAGCTGGTTATGCTTCGAAGTGTCCGGCGAATCCGTCTTCGTCGTGATGTTCGCCTTCCGCGGCATCACATAGTTGCCCACGTCCTGCCACAGTGAGCGGAAGACCTCCAGCGGCCCTTGCATGCTCTGGTGCCGAGACAGGACCGTCTCGACGTAATGCTCTTTGGTTTCCATCAAATCATCCCAGCAGGCTCCGCCGCCCCGTTACCGGAGACAGCGCTCCAAAGATTCCAAACGGGCTCGCCGCAGGCCCTGTCGCCGTCTTCACCTGCCCCGTCGTGCCCACTCGCGGCGCACTCGCTGTATTCGTTGCCTTCACACCCGTTCGTCCCGCGGCGTCCATGCGCGCCTGCTCGGCCGCCTGCGCCACCTCCGCCATCGAGAGCGTTGGCACTGCCGGCTCCGGCTCCGGTTGATTCGCCCGAATTGCCCGCAACAACGAACGCCGCTCCCGTCGATCCGCCCGGCGCTCCTTGCGAAACTGCCGCTGCGAAAGCGCAAGCTGGCTCTCCGCAATCGTGCGCTGGCTCGCGATCAATTTCGCCTGCTGTGCCAGCAACTCATCGATGCTCGACAGTCCGCCCAGCGTCGCATTCGGATAATCACTGTTCACCTGATTTGCGGCGATTAGCCGTAGATCGACTATACAGCATTGAGTTCATCGGCCTTCTTTTGGACTTCGGCCTTTGTCCCGCAGCCTAGCGATTGCCAGAAAATCCATAACACCCGCTTTTGCAGCAGCCAGATGTCATTAATTACGTCGAAGGGTTTTATTCGGTATTTCATAAGCTGTATAACCGGTCGTTCGCCATGAAAACGGGTTCGAGGTGAAACACTCACTATTCCCTGCCCCATCTCGAATCAAGCCCAAAACTCACACGATCACCCGCGCCCGCCGCTCTCCGGAAAATCCCGTATCGGCGATTCCGTGGAGAACTTGCGCCACTCGTGATCTCGACCGGGCTGCTCGGGCCACCGTTCCGCCGCCCTCGACCATCCCGCGATCGATTGCCTCCGCCATCGTGCGCAACGCATCTGCCGAATGGGACGACCAATCATGCACTGGCTCATTCTTCGCAAGCCCTGTCGCGCTCTCTGTGCGCATGTGGTAGGCCTCCAGCGCGGCAATCCCCTGCTCGCACATCGGCGTGCGAAAGACCATCCTCGGCATCATTTGCAGGCAGCCATTGATTCCCACCCAGATATCGATCGTCCGCGGCACCACCCGCACATTCGTCAGTCCTGCGTCCTCGAGCTGCCCTTTGAACGTCCGCCCACTCTTCTCTGTCTGCTCGCTCGCGTGCGTCAGATAATGATTCCCCAAAAGGTTTGCAAACGGCTTTGCCTTCATGTGCGCCACTCGTTCGACTGGCGTCAGTAGTAAATCCTTGTCGCAATCGATCAAGCGGATTTCCCCGCCCACGAATTGCACATACCACGCCACAGTGTTGGCCGGCGCTCCCTCATCCCAGAACGTATGCACCAGCGCCTCTCCGCTCACGGGGAAAGCCTTTATCGAGCCCTCGGCCCGCAGCTTGTCAAGCATTTCCGCGTAAATCGCCCCCTCGATCGGGGCGCGAAAGCACTCGTCCAGAAAGCTCGGAAACTCCTGGAATCGGAATAGCCGTTTCGACCACGCTTCCTTGAAATACCACAGCCTGCGATCCGGGCTCATCCGGTATTCGATTCCCCGCTCCTTGGAAATCCGCTGCTCCGTTTCATCCAGATACTTCACGCAGTCTGGCGATATCTGCGACGCATCCCCTTCCAACACGTAGTCCGCATCTCCCCACCACGGGAAAAAATACAGGTGGAAATCCGCAGCCGTCATGTGCTCCGGCGGCGTTTCCATCGCCCGCTTCGTGATGTCCCAGAGATGGCCGCCCTTCCCGCCCTTCCACGTCGTCTCGATAAACTTGATGCCCCGCTTCGCCGCCGGCAAGGCACCAGTCAGGATTTCCTCGCTCCGCACCGGGTCGGAAAACGCAATCTTCCCCCACTCCGAAATCAAGAGGATCTGGAACGTGTCGCCGCGAGCGTTCATGCCGGCCTGCACCTCGCTCGCCGTATCGTCAGCCACCCCTCGCACCTTCACGGAGAACACATGGTCATTGCTCTTCAGCACCTCAAAGCGCGCGCGCAAATCAGGGTGCAGCCGATCGAACGCAAACACGATCTTCCCCTTCAGCTTCTTCGTGGCATCCACCTGCGTCAGATCCACGATCGCCGCCTGTGTCCCCTCCTCGAAAAGGATCATGTCCAGAATGATGAGGCATATCACCGTGGAGAGACCGAGCTGACGCGCCTTGGGGATCAGCACATTTCGCTCTCCGCGCACATGCACAGCTTCAATGATCTCCATCTGCTCAGGCTTCGGACGGAACGGCACCACTGCCCCCGTCGGGTCCTTCACCACGTAGAGATTGCACAGCCTCCAGACCGGATCGTGGAGATTTTCCGTGCCCTCAAGCATCTCGCTCCTCTCGCTTCTTCTCTCGCTTCCGCAGTGAGGCCAGGAACTGCGTGAGGGTGTCCCCTGCCTCATGTTGCACCTTCTCCGGCTCATTCCAGCCGCACATCTTCGCCATCAACTCAGCCGCCCGCAGCTTGTCCGGAATCTTGATCGACCGCTCGCTCTCAGTGTGCTTGTAGCTCTGGCAAAGTTTGTGGCCGTCCGTCACGTCGCCAGCCGGAGTCTTGAGCACGTCCACGAGGTATTCCAAGAGCTGCTGCTTGGTCATACTGTTCTTTTCCGAAGTCTCGTTTTTGATCTCCGCGACCCGCTCCGAAATCTCAACATTTCTCAACAATCTTCCGGCGCACGTATCCGCAGATGGACCTTCAGCCTCAAATCCAGCCTGCTCATAAGCGCGCCCGGCAGGAACGCCGGCCGCCACATGCTGGGCAAACCTCTCGTGCCTCGGATTATCAAGAATCATGCGGGTTCGAGTTGAAACAACTTGACACAAAAAGTCAATGCCACGTTACCCTCAGCCCTGAGCGACTCGCCGTCTTTCATGATTCGCCGAACTGTCGCCGAAGCGGACCTATCGGCCGCTTGTCTCAGTGTTAGGACAAAGCGCGTGCATGGCCTCGAAAACTTCCTGCGCAGTTGTGAGCCACTCGTCTTTTTCAGTGTCCCGCACAAATCCAGATTCGGGGTCGAACACAAACCTAGCAGTCGTTCCTTCCTCCGAGAAATTTAGTAACCGCTCGCCAGCTTCACAGTTAGGGCATTCTTTTGGTCGATAATTTGCGAAGCTGATAACCCCGCATTTTTTGCAATGCATTTTGATTTTTTTCATAAATTCCCGTGATTGCCTAAAACCTCGTCCGCCTTCAGCAGCCGACGCCCCCGCAACTGCGGTTCGATAGGTGTTACGATAATCATATGGTTACTTTCTCGTGCGCTTCTAAAGCCGTCTTGAATTTGAGTCGGGAGAAATAAAGAAACCGGCGGTTTTCTTTCATTTACGCGGCTTTGCGATAGCTCTCCCAGTCGCACACGATCAGGCCGCCGGTTTCCTCGGCGCGGCTCACGATGCTGGGGTTGATTTTGAAGCGGACCTCCGCCGGATTCATGTTCGCAATCAGCACGGTCGCCAGCATGGCGTCGTAACGGTGATCGATGATGTTCACCAGCGTGCGACTCTCCCAATCGCTATCCCCGCGTTCGTGGAACTCGTCGAGCACGAGAAACGGCGTGCGGCGGTATTTCGCGAGCACGTCGCTCTCGGTGCCGTGAGACTTCCCGCCGTCACTCCACGTCTGGCGGATTTCCGCGATCAGGTCGGTGGTCTTCCGATACCACCCGCACGATTGGCCATTCTCGCGCCGCTTTGCCGCCCAGAACGTCGCCATTTGGGTCTTCCCTGGTCCACGGTCCCCTACGAGCAACAAAAGCGCGTCACCGCCCTTTACGCGCGAAAGAAGGGCATTTGCCTTTTGCAGCGATGGGCCGTGCATCATTCCGAGATGCTCGCGATGCCGTAGCGGGTAGCCGCGCTCGCCGAGCTGGCAGGCGATCTCGATCGCATCCAGTGCCTTGTTTCGCGACGGCCTCGGCTCCTCAGAGCGTGCGGAGGCGGTCTCCAGCAGTCGAGCGCATGCCTGTGCGGTCGCGGTCTCGATCGGATTCGTTTCGTCGTTGTCCATGGTTTCCTTTCGTCGTTGTTCTCTGTTGCCAGCCGAGCCAGTAGGCTTGCAGCGCGCTTTGCCAGTTTCCCATTTCATGGCCTCGGATGTCCGTCCACATGCCAGAGGGCGCGAAGGCGCGACTCTCGGCCTCGTGGTAAAACTTCTCCGCCACATCCGGCGGTATGCCGGCGTTCTGAGCGTGCGTCTTGAGCGCATCGAGGCTTGGGGGATGGCGATGTGCCGGAAAAACCGGATGCGTCTCCCCAGTCCCCTCGCGCGCGGTGTGTGTGCTCTTGGTTGGTTGGTTGGTTGGTTGGTTAGGCGGATTGTCGGCTGACTGTCGGCTGACAGGGATTTCGTAGAGGGATTGCACCTCTTTCCACCGTTCCGGCTGCCTTTTGAACCGGGTATCTCTCAGAAACCGGCCCGCGTAAAGCGGCCAGTCGTGCACACGGAAAACGCCGTTGCCGCGGTCGAGCCAACACGCTTCGACCATCGAGCGAACGAACTTCACCGACATGTCGGCTGACAGGCCAACACTCCCGCCAAGAACATTGTCGTTGAATTTCCGCAAATCTCCGGTGGGTGCAAAATCCAAGCACCACCACCAAAAGCGATGTAGCTTTCCAATCGTCTCGTCGAGCGACCACCCCATACCCGCCATGAGGGCATGAGTTTTCGGATGTCGCTCCAATTGCTGATGCGATTCGAGCCAAGCCATAAAATCTACGCAGCCTCCTCCCCGTGCTCGACGACGCGATTCCACGCGATCACGAGATCACGGTCGGCGCAGTTGTCGATGGCGACAGCCTCATCCGAGACGAGGCCGTGATCTTGCAGGCTGTTCATCAGCGCATTGTCGTTCGTGACGCCGTGCACGCTGCGCAGTCGGGCGATGAGGAGTTCGCGGCTCATTGGTTCTCCTCCGAAAGAGAATCCAAAATTGCCAAGGCTCCTTTACCAATCGGGCCAGACAAACAAGGGCTGTCTTCAAGCGCTTTAAAAATCTCGACCGCCTCGGCATAGCTGCGCACGACGGCGATGCGCCATCCATTTGCGCGCATGCGCTCGTGCATGGCTACCTGCTCGGGTTGCGGCTTCTGCCCCGGCAGTTTCACTTCCCAGGCAATCGACCGCCCGCGGTGCGAGAAAAGAATGTCCGGCACGCCAACCTCGAGATTCGAGCGCCGGTCCATCCGCTGACGGATCGGGACGATATTTTCCCGCCGCAACAGTGCCTCGATCTGGTTTTGCAAATCCTTCTCGCGCTTCGGCGCGTCGGCATTAGCCAGCGCGCGGTCGAATTTCTCGGAATCCCGTTTTTGCTGCTCCAGCACGCCGCGAATCATCGCGCCATTTCGCGCCTTCGCCGCCGGAGAGAGCGCCGCCATCAATTCCGCCATCGTCGTCTTGCTCATGCAAACCTCCTCGCCGTCTCCGGCAACTCGAATCGCGGCATCTCGACAATATTCCCCGGCCGTTGGTCGAGCGGGCTCACGATCCGCGCCGCCAGCCGCGGCAGGCAATGGAGGTAATTCTGCGTCGTCTCCAGATTCGTGTGCCCCAGCAGCTCCCGCAGCGAATTGAGATCGCCGCCATTGCGCAGGTATTCCGTCGCAAAACTGTGGCGGTAAACATGCGCCGTCACCCGTTTCAGCACGCGAGCGCGCCGCACCGCGATCGGGATCGCCTTCGCCAGCGTATCGGGATGGATATGGTGCCGCACGTTTCCCCACTGCGTCCCCCGCGCAAGTCCTGCCGCCGGCATCAGCCAAAAATTCCCCTCCGCGTATCCCGCCCGCGGCTGCTTGCGTGCCACGCACTCCGGCACCCACACCGGCCCGACGCCCCGTTCGCGATCCTGTCGCCACAGCGCCTCCGCCCGCGCGTCCTGCTCGCGCAACTTCTCGACCAGCGCGACCGGCAGGCATGTCACTCGATCCTTCTCCCCCTTGCCATCGCGCACGACAATCGTCAGGTCCGCCCAGTTCACATCCCGCCGACGCAGCCGGCAGACTTCCGTGATTCGAAAGCCTCCGCCATACATCAGCTCACACGCCAGCCTTGGCAGCCCGGTCATCTGTTCCAGCGTCGCCAACGCCTCCTCGTGCGTCAGCCAGACGGGAAGCCGCTTCGGTTTCTGCGCATAAGTCCACTTAGGCAAGTCGCCCAAAGGCTTTTCAAACCCATGTTTGAAAAGAAACACAATGGCATTTAGCGCCTGATTTTGCGTCGCCGCAGCCCATCCCGCCGCGTGGCGACTTAGGTAGTCGGACACCGCGTCTTCCGGAGTCCCAATCTTCCAATCCACCTCATCCAAGAATCGCGAAACACATCCGCGATAAGTCTGTCGCGTGCGATAAAGAGATCGCTTACGATCAAACCCACGCTCCAGCAACTCCATCGCTTCTGACTTTTTCATGATGTTTTAGAATTGGTTCCTGAGAATCATCTGTT